ATCAGCGGATGAAAGAGGAGCACCCCCGTCAGTATGCGGTGGCTGGCTTGGGTCAATGGGGACACAGCCAGGGGTTGGTGTTTGAAAACTGGGTGGTGGAGCCTTTTTCCCTTAACGATCTGCATCGGGAGGGGATGCGGCACGTGTTTGGGCTGGATTACGGCTATACCAACGACCCCACCGCGTTTATTGCCGCAGCGGTGGATGAGGCGGAGAAGCGGTTGTATATTTACGACGAACACTATGAGAAGCGGATGCTCAATGAGGCGATTGCGGCGATGATCAAGGCAAAGGGCTATCAGAAAGAGCGCATCCGGGCAGATGCGGCAGAGCCCAAGTCCAACGACGATCTGCGGCGGTTGGGGATCGGACGGTTGCAGGCCGCCGTTAAGGGCCGGGATTCGGTGCTGGCCGGCATTGTCCGGCTGCAGGAATATCGGATGGTGGTGCACCCTCGGTGCGTCCATACGGCGGCGGAGCTGGCGGCCTATACCTGGCAGGAGGATGGCCGGGAGGGGGTATATCGCAACGTACCCTGTGACCGGGACAACCACCTGATGGATGCCCTGCGGTATGCCATGGAGGACGTGCCCCGGCCTCCGCCTGTGAGCAAAGCGGTGCGCCGCTACGGACCGCCTCGGGGTGGTTGGGCAGGCTGAAAGGAGTAATGATGGATTTTTTTGTAGGAGTGTTGACCGGAATCGGTCTGTTGATGGCGGCCTGGGGCGTGTGGCGAGAATACGCTTCCACATCCGGTGTGGAAAAGCCGGAAAGTGTGATGCCGCCTGAGTGTAAAAATTGGTCCCAGACCAAGAATTTTTTGTATTATGACGGCACGGTGATGCCGGAGATCAAGGAGGATGCCCATGAGCATTAAAACAAAAACCATCCAGCCGGAGCAGGTGCAGGAGGAATACCGCATCGGTACCGACTATAAGCGGCAGTTGGGAGACCGAGGTCTTTACGAACAAAACCGCATCAACGAGCGGTTTTATTCCGGTGACCAGTGGTATGGGGTCAACTGCGGTGACAGCCGTCCTTTGGTGCGGTACAACGTCATCAAGCGCATCGGTGACTACAAAATGGCGGTGGTGGGAGCATCGCCTGTGTCGGTGCGGTTCTCAGCAGAAGGGGTGCCGTCCACCCCGGCAGTGCAGGAGCAGGTGACCCGGTATCGTCATGCCCTGCGGCAGGGGGGTGCTGTAGAGAAGCTCACCCCGGAGGCCACCGCTCAGGCTATGGCAGGGGCGCTGACCGATTATTTCGGCACCACCGCCAAACGGCTGAAATTGGACGATCTGAAACAGCGGGTGCTTCGCAACGCCTACATCAGCGGTACCGGTGTGATGTACACCTATTGGGACGACCGTATCCGTACCGGCCTTTACGCCGATGCAGCACGTACCACCCCGGTGCAGGGTGACATCAATGCTGAGGTGCTGGAGATTGAGCAGGTATATTTTGGGGACCCCACCCTGGAAGACATCCAGCAGCAGCCCTACGTTATCATCGCCCAGCGCCGTCCGGTGGCAGAGGTGCAGCGCCTGGCAAAAGCCTATGGTTGCCGTAGCTGGCAGGCTATCAAGGGTGACGAGCAGGAGGGTAAGGGCGGCCACGTCACCTTGCTGACCCGTTTTTGGAAGGAATATGGCGAGGATGGTACCTGCACCGTAAAGGCAATGCAGGTGTGCGGCAATGTAACGGTGCGAGCTATCTGGGATTTGGGTGTAAAGCTTTACCCCTTGTCGGTATTCCGATGGGAGGAGAAGCGCCATCAGGCCTATGGCGAGAGCGAAATCCCTTATCTCATCCCCAATCAGATTGCCATCAACCGCACCGTATCTGCCGGTGTGTGGGCGGTGATGATGATGGGTATGCCCATTATGCTGGTCAACGGCGACGTGGTGAACCAGCCCATCACCAACGATCCCGGTCAGGTGGTGCCGGTGTACGGTACTGCGGAAGAAATCCGGGAAGCAGTGCGGTATGTGGATCCTCCTGCTTTCTCTGCTCAGTTGGACGGCAACGTGCAGAGCCTGATTCGAGACACCATGACACAGGCCGGCGTCAGCGCCACGCTGCTGGGTGATGTGGAACCCCACAATACCTCCGCCATCATCGCCGTGCGGGAAGCTTCGCTGATGCCGCTGAGTATGATGCAGAGCCGTTTCTACACCTTCCTTGAGGACGTGGCGCGGGTGTGGTCTGAGTTCTGGATCGCTATGTACGGCGATCGGGCGCTGAAAATCGCCGAGGATCAGACGGTGTGGTATATGCCCTTTGATTCTGCAGCCTGTCGTGACCTCCTGTTGAGCATCCGGGTGGATGTAGGTGACGGCGATGCGTACAGCGAAGCCAGAACCGTAGAGACACTGGACAATCTCTATAAGTCCGGTGTTATTGATAAAAAGCAGTATCTCAGTCGATTGCCCCAAGGCACCGTCCCCCGACTAAATGCCCTGTTGCAGGAACTGGATGATACACGCCCGATTGCGTAAGGAGGTTATGGTATGGAACCCGAAAAACTGGAACAGACCCTCGAAGAGCTGCCGGTAGAGGTGCCGACCGAGGCGGAGATGCCGGAACTGCCACCGGAACCCATCCCCGTCTCACCGTTGGACGTGACCGACCGTTTGGCAACGGATTTCTTGACCTTGGCTGAGGAGTTTCCCCAGCTGGTCAGTCCCGCTGACCTGCCGGATAGCGTGTTGGACACCGCCGCTAAGGAGGGAATCTCTCTGTTGGATGCCTATCTGCGGTATCGGTGGCAGGAGGAGAAAAAGATTGCCTCGGCCACTGCACGACGCCGTCAGGCGGCAGCCAGCTCGGCCGGCAGTTTATCCCGGGGCGCTGTTGAAACCCCGCCGGAGCAGGACGCATTTCTCCGGGCGTTCCGCTCCGCTTTGTAATTGTTGTACCGGGAAGATCCCGGAGAAAGGAAGAAAAGAATGAGTTTGAATCTCGAAAGCATTTCTATCAAAATGACCGATGAACTGGATAAGGCAGTGGTTCAGAAGCCGGTGACCGGTTTTATGGCGGATAACAACCTGCGCGGTAAGTTTGTGGGCACTAAGACGGTGATGATCCCCAAAGTGAGTATTTCCGGTCTGGGTGACTACGACCGTGACACCGGCTTTGCGTCCGGTACCGTGTCGGTCACCGCCAAGCCCTTTACTCTGTCTATGGACCGTGGTCGCTCTTTCCAGTTGGATCGTGAGGACAATGACGAGTCCGGCATCGCCGATCTGGCGGGTCAGATCATGGGTGAGTTTGTTCGCTCCAAGGTGGTGCCGGAGGTGGACGCCTACGTGCTGTCCAAGCTGGCCGGTTTCGCTTACGGTGCCGGTCAGGTGGTGAGCAATAATTATTCCAGCGATGCCTATAAGATTTTGACCCAGGCCATCGCCAACGTGCAGAATGCCATCGGTTACGACGAGGAGCTGGTGGCCTTTGTGGATGGCGTGATGCTGTCTAATCTACAGAACAGTGAGGAGCTGTCCCGCCATCTGGTGGTGAACGATTTTAAGAAGGGAGAGCTGAACACCAAGGTCACCAGCTTTAATGGTGTGACTATCCTGCCTGTACCCAACAGCCGGATGAAGACCGCCTATGAGTTCTACGACGGCACGACTGAGGGCCAGGAGGCTGGTGGTTTCGCTCCCGCCGAAAACGCCAAGAACATCGGTCTGTTGCTGGTGCCTCGTCGTGCGGCTTCTCTCATTAAGAAGACCGAGCAGGTGCGCTGCTTTGATCCGGCCCACAACCTGAAGGCAGATGCCTGGAAGATGGATTACCGTCTGTACTATGACGTGGTCATTAAGGACAGCCTGAAGAACGGTATCTGTGCCTACGTCTATTGATGCCATTGAGGAGGTGACGGTATGACCGGACTGAGCGTACTACGTCACGCCTATGGGCTGATGGAACAGCCTGGTCGGCTGACCGCTGAAGATGGCAACGAAAGTGGCCTGATGGTGGTTAATCAAGTTTACGGTGATCTGTGGGGCAGGGAACATGCCGAGGCGTTTGTGCCGTTGGCTCATCTGCGCCAGGAAGTGAATCTGCCGTGGCGGTATCTGCCGGCTCTGACCTATGGCACTGCCGCTCTGCTGTGTCTTAACAGTGACAAAACCGGGCAGTATGACCGATATTTGGATTTGTATCTGCGGGCGTTGCCCCGGATGGAGGGCACACCCTATCGTCGGTCTGACATACTGTTTGCGGGGGATGAGGTATGAGTGGTATGCCTCCCAGACCGCCCCTCTATGACCGGCGCCGCTTGGAGGCACTGGTGATGGAACACAAGGTGCGGGTACATCTGGAACAGAAAAAGGTGGCCAAGCACCGCCAAGGTTACGCCGGCGTAAAAGCGCCGCGCTAGGGTGATACACCACCTTATAAAAGGGAGCGGAGAGGGAACTCTCCGCTCCCTTTTTTTATTGTTGACTTACTATAGTGGTTTTGGTATAATATACCTGTGTATGTGTGTCCGAATGGAAATACATTACCCAAGGAGGGATACAAATGATGAAATTATGTGTGGCCGGTGTTCCTATGTGCATTGAGAGCGCCCACCCTGAGTGGGCTCAGGAGCGCTATGCCGCTTATGTGCGAGAGGACGATCGACCCTCGCTGATGAATATCCGCGTGGTACTGGATGACGAGATTATTTGCCCTAAGGGAACCGAGGTGGGCCAAGTAAAGGCTGCTACCATTCTGCGCCTGGGTGAGGGGCAGAACTTCCGGTACAGTCGTGACCCGGATGGACGGGCGTTCCTGGCTACCTACTACAACGACGATTATTCTGAGGTGGAGATTCATCTGCTGCGCAGTCAGAATCACCCCTATTTCACCAACCGGGATTGGGAGTATTCTCTGACCGGTTTTGCCTTCCAGGACCGTTTAACGGTGCTGGGCCACGGCATCATTCATGCCTCTTCTCT